CACGGAGTTCCATGTTTGCATCAACAAAGAATGTGGTTGTCCAGGTATCGAAGGTGCGATCACCTGCGATCTTGACTGTTCTTCCTCTAAAAGGAACTTCGATAACACCTAGGTTTGAACCTGGGAGTGCTGCTGACTTGCAAAGGATATTTACAAGATCAACTTTATCAGAACCAACGGTTGCTTCACCGCCAGTTTCATCGAAAGCTTCTGGGAATTTGATATCAACCAGGAACATATTGGGCTTTACGCCCTGGTTGATAGTTTTTAGGAAAGTGGATACGTTTGACGTTGCCATTAGTTTTTACCTCGTAATTTGTTTATAATGCCTATCAATATCATCTACCGATGACTTCATCGAACGATACGCCAGTCTTAGTTGCGGTAACCGTAACTGTGACGTAGTTGATAGAACGTGTTGGCTTGAGATAAAGTTCAGCAACAAACTCATTTCTATCAATAACTTCTGGGGTGTTATTGCTGTTGTCGCAAACAACTAGATAATCCGTTAGACCTCTTCTTGCTTGAATTTCACCAAGGTATGAACCAATTGCTGAAACAAAGTTAGAACGAGTAACAGCATCGTTCTGTTCGAAGAGAACGCCTTCGGCAAGACCCTTAACTCTCTTCTCTACATTAAGGAAGAGACGACGAACGTTGATACGATCGAATGCAGAAGGTGAAGCGAGAGCGGTCTTGTCACCGAAGAGAACAGCGCCAGTTCCAGGGAAGGAAACAACGGGGTTAACTCTTGCAGTATATAGATCGTCGCGTTGTGCCTTGTTTGGATTAAAAGCAAGTTTGACAACGTTCTGTAAACCACCACGGTTTAAACCTGCTGGTGAGAACCAGTCATCTTGTGCTGCAGAAGTTGAAACACATGCACCAGCAACATCACCGTTACAACCGATGTAACGATACTTGTCGTTGAAACGATCATAGGTATACTTGATACCGCTATCGAGAACAACAAATGAACTGGACGAAATATTGTCCATGAACGAAATGGTGTTTGTCAACTGTTGTGCAGGAGTTAGTGCAGAACCACCAGAAGTTGCGATCTGAGCGCCACTCCATGGAGAGATGAATGCGATGCAGTCCTTTCTGCTATTAGCAATTGAAGCAATTGCTTGTGCTTTAGCGATAGTATCAGTTTCGTTAGCAGCATCTCCACCCATTAGAATGAAGTCGATGCTTGTTTGTTCGGTGTCTAGGAACTCGTCATATGCTGCTTGGATTTCTCCAGCAGAATAAGCAAAGTCATCAACACCACCAGTTAGAGCACCACCTGCGGTAGGTAGAATTCTAGAAAGTTCTAGAGGAGCAGCTGCGGTAGCACCATAAGATGCAGCAGTAGCACCAGGATCTACACCAACAGTTGTATGCTCAGCAGAACTCAGCGCAACACCTGCGTAGATGTAACCAGAATACTCGTTAACATAGTCCTTCCAATATGTGCTAGCACCTTCTGCGGACTTACCATCGCTTAGTTTTGAGAGGTATGTAAACTTCTCAACAATGGTGTTGCTTGTTTCATCAACAACAGCAATGTGAACTTCGTCATATGATAGATGACGCTCGGATGCAAAAGCAGAAGTTCCAGGACGTGGACCGATATTCTTATAAGTTAGACCTGTTGAAGCGATTGCTTGTGAGTTGTAATCCCAAGCAACTGCGGTATCACCAGCAGCAGGATCAGGGGCAGCAGTGCCTTGAACAATTTCAAACGTATCGTTGTCAATAACCTTGACAACTTCGTGACCTACAGCAGAATCGTCGGTGTATGTGCCGCCAACTGATAGACCGTGACCAGTCTTAGTGATGACCCAATCAGCACCACGGTCAACGATTACAACGCGAAGGTTGTTGCCGTCAGCACCAGCGTAGCGAGCAGCAAACTTCTCTGAAGTTACGCCAGCATCGAAATCTTCTTTAGAACCGATAAGAACACCAGATCCAGATTCGGTTGCGTTTAGAACGCCAGTTGCAGCACGAACGACTGCTAGTTGTCCGCCGTAACGGATGAATTCGGAAGCAACCAACCAATCGCCAGCGTTAGCCTCGGATGGTGTGCCGAACGTATCGATTAGTTCTCTTTCAGAACCGATATTTACAATTTTGCCTACTGGTCCAGTGCGGAATGAAGAAGCAAACGCAGCGCGAATGGCGGTAGCTCCTACGATAACAGCATTGGAAAAATCACGTTCCCTAACAATAACACCAGGCGAGACTTGACTTGCCATGTTTTT